CATCACCACCTGGGCACTTAAGAAGTCGCAAAAAGGCTCGCCAAAAGTTCCATGGCCCGCCCGTAAGTACGCCAGAGGTTTATCCGACTGGTTGGTGAGTGGATCAGTAAAAGCCATTCATGCTTCAGAGTTCAGCGTCAGCCATTCATCAGGCTTTGCTGGAACGGCAGATGCCCTGTTGGATACAGAACTGGGGCTAACGATCTGCGACTTCAAGACGAGCGGTCGTGAAGCTGACAAGCCAGAAGCGTGGTTAAAGGATCATCAAGACCAGCTAGGCGCTTATAGCCTTGCGTTACACGAGAGAGCAGGCATTCGTGTTGCAGGTGGGGCGGTAATCATTGGCAAGCCTGATGGGAGCATTCAACTGCGGATGCTCAGCGAGCTTGAGATGCGTGGCTGCGAAGTTAGGTGGCAAGAGCGTATGGACCGCTATATGGCAATGGTTGCTGTTGGAGCGGTGGGATGAAGCTTGAAGAAGCGTTAGACCTTTGTTATCGGGGAAAGAAGAATGTGGCAAAAGCAGCCGCAGAGGTAGAAATCCCATTCATAGAGATGAAACGTCTGCTGACTGCTTACATTGAAGAACGACCGATAGACGGCCATTCATGGGAGGAAGAGTTAGAAGTTAGCTGGCCTTATTGTTAATCATCAGGATCAACGCGGCCAGTCTTTAAGGCATGAAGGTAAGCCCGTTCTAGGGCAGTGAGCCCTTTACTGTGTTTATGGTGGAGCGCCGCAAGCGCCCTGGATTTAGCGGCTGCGATGACTTCATGGGGTCGATTGTTCCAGTTAATGTCACCACTCATGACCAATCAACCTCTTTGATCAAAGTAGATAAAACTTGAAGCGATCGAACACTAGAAAATTTACGTGAAAACCTGTTTACAGCAGCGTCAACCACTTCAGGCTGACTTGATTTTTTATCATTTTCTGCTTCTTGGTCTATTAATTTAAGGATAAATTCTAAGCGTTCAGGAATGTACTGTTCAAGGTGATTAGAGGCTTTTGCTTGTTGCCTGCCAACGATGACAGATACCAATTGATTGATAGCACGGTCAGCTTGTTGGCGTGAGATTAGTTCTTTGTTCATTGATCAATACTGTGGTGTTGGGTCGTAATAGACTTCAGCTTCAAGCAGTGGAATGATCTCATATTCAAGGAGATCTCGCATTGAATGGGTGAGATGTTCATCCATCATATGGCGCTTTTTTTCACGCTCAATAACAGACTGAAGTTCTTTAAGGATCCTCTCAAGTTTGTCTAGTTCGTACTCTTGTCGCGCTTGGTAGTGGTACGTCATGAGTGGTTGCGGATAAAAGTTTTACATTTAGCGACTTGATCGGCATCAAGAACTTGATCAGGATCACAAGAATTAGACAGCATCAAGCCATCACCCTCTTTAATTGAGTTGAAGGTGCTGACGTAGTAGCTACTAACCAGGGAGCCACCCCTGGTCTTAAAAAAAATGATCTTCTCGGTTTTGCTGGTGTAACGTCCCAAGGTTGCGATCAGGAGTTCACCAGCTTCAGTGTTGATGTTCATTAGACAAATGTGGTTGGTGATGTGCTTTGTGGTGCGTAGCCGTTCCATTGTTTGGCTTGGTTGATTGCTTTGATTAAGCCACAGGTCATTTTGTCGTCACCAGTGGCCACAGTCACCTCTAAGCGGTGCTGAAGCATCGCAAGGATAGTGTCTGTATGCATAGGCTCAGAGGCTTCTTCTAGGCTTGGTCCGTCGTCACTAAGCTGTATCTCAGCGTGTACCGCTTTGATATCTTCGTAACTTGTTGCGCGTGAGACCCCATATTTTGCTGAGATCATGGTCGCAATCGTTTGGACTTTGGCATTCCTCTCAAGAAAGGAACGGGCAAAGCTATGGCGGGCTTTGATTTCAAGTTGGGTTGACATAAGAGAAAATTGGAAAAACTGGAAATTTAAGATTTTTTAGACTCTTTTTCTGCCTTTTGGAGTGCATCATGCTCTTCAACAATTGCTCTCCACTTAGCGTGAGTTTTCGCCCGTGCCATTTCGAGCTTGGTCTCTAAATCCTTAAGTTTCGCCAGATGCTCTGGAACGTCAGCAAATACCGCGATTCTTCTGTCATCTAACTTTGTTATATAACTTTCAAGCATTTCATACCTGCCTTCGATTGTACCGGGCACTCCCATAAGGTCATCGATTTTCATTGCTTCAGCGTCTTCTAAATTTCCGATATCGAACTGTTTAGCCAGCAAAATATCACTAATTAAACCAATCTCTTTCAATTCATAAGTCTTGCCCCTAAATTCTCTTTTTTCACGTTCAACATCTTCTTGAGCTTGTGTTCGTTCTGCTTGGAACGTTGCATACTCTTCGTTGGAATCGCAGAGTTCTTTTAAAGTTGGAATACTCATTTTAGATTTGGGTTTAATTGTTGTGGTGATGGTACGGAGCAAGGCAAAGACTCCCTCCAAAGTTCTTGCGCGATTAACTCATCTAGTGCTTTTTCACGATCGTAATCATCGATTTCGCCTGCCTTGAACATCTCTTCGATATCGGCTTCGCTAGGTGGCCATTCTCCTAGCTCGCAAGGCATTAAGTCGTCAGAATTGTGATTCATTAGTTTGTTGTGTGGTGCGGTTGAGTGTGGACCTGTTTTGAGTACCAAGAGCAGATTGATCCTGGTATGCCACGATCGGCTAAAGCATCATTAAACTGCTCTGCTGTCTCATCTGCTCTTTGCTGTGAGCAGATAAGTTCGTAAATTACCTGGTGTCCCTGTGTCTCCGTATATTGGCAGATGTGGAATAGTTGCTCTGGTTGGGTCATAAGCTTGTGGTTGTTGTTGGTGCGGAAGACTGTTCTTCCTTGTGGCACATTAATCGACATTTTAGGCATCTGTCAACAGGCAAAAAAAAAGACCCTCGCGGGTCTCCTGCTCATTGTGGTTTGAAGTGTTTCGATCCTGTCCCATGGACTTCAACAAAGATATCCGCCTTGTCTCCATCGCATAAGGAGCAAGTCTGGCATTGTGCCTCAGAGGCTTCAACAGTCGCTGGACACTGACGACCGGAGAATCCCTTGCTTCCTTTAGGCACTACAGCGAAGGTCTTCCAACCATGGCTGGAAGCTTCCAGGTAGTCTCTTAGGCCATCGCATGAAGCTTGAAGGCTACCCTTCGCCCATTGCGCGAATGGTTCCCGCCATTGGTGCGTATAACCTGTGTGACCTGCTGCAGCACCGTTGACAGCATGGAAGATCACAGGATCGATAATGCCAGGGTCTCCATAGGCTCCCCACCTAATCTTCTTGCGGCTTAGGTAACGCTCACCATCACTAACTGTTAAGTCTGTTTCGTAGCCTCCCTTCTTGTAAGTTCTCCACACTGCTAGCGGTGCTTGGCCTACGTTGACGTAACAAGTCCTAGACCCATCATCCTGTTTCCTGTGTCTGCAGTTTCCGCAGATTGACAAGTCTTGCCCTGTTGCAATGGCTGTCACTGGGTCAATGTCAGACCTGAGGATCCAGACCTGGCACATGTTCCCGGTTTTCCTGTTGTTGCTCTCGAGCGTTAAGACAACAACGAAGGGTTTGCCATCAATCGGTGAGAACCCTTCTTGCAAGATGAATCCCTTGGGTTTTTTCATTGTGGTTAAGTGTGGTTGTTGTTGGTGTGTGAGAGTTAAACCCGGCCCATAGCGAAGTCGTCCATGAACTCTGCAAGGTCACTAGCAGGGAGATGACCGGCGAGAGATCTCAGGATCCGATCAGGATCACAGGATTCCTCAACCAATTGTGCAAAGTCATCTCGGATCTCTTGTGACATGAGATTCTGAGATTCGTAAGGCTGATCAAATTGAAATGCCATGGAGGTTGGTGCGGTTGGTTGTGTGTGGTTGTGGCACATCGTACCATAAAAAAGACCCGGCATATGCCGGGCTGTTGTCATCTTCCGTAAACTGTCAACATGCAAAGATCAGCCTGCTGACTATTTTTTGCCATGCACCTCCTAAGCGCTTGTTCATTTTCTGCTCCAAAGACACACGCGATGAATGTTAAACAGAACAGAAATGTTGATAGTGCTGTGGTAATCCGAAGCGCATCGATTGTTGACTCTTGGACGTATCTCAAAGCCATGGTGCTTGGTGTGGTTGGGTAGTTTTCCTTTGCATTGCTTGAGAGTGCTGGCGATGTGGTGCGTGCCGCAAAACGGCAGCGAGGCCAGCGCAAGTTTCGCAAGGACTGAGAGCGTAAAAAGTGTTTTTGCTCTCAGTCCCTAAATTCTACCATCAGATGTGCCACATTTGGAAGACCCAATGCGAAAAGAAATGTTAAGCTTGTGAGTGACAGCTGGCGACTGGCACAGGGGGAGGAGTTGCAGATCCCACGCGCAGAACACTGATACTCACACCCCGAATATATATTGGCCATTTTGTTGATTCTCAATAAAAAGCCCCTTCTTGCGAAGAGGCAAATAAGTGAGCGGGGGGAGGGTGTTGCTAATCCTGTTTCTCTTGAATCTTGATGGTCAAATCAGGAGCCTGAATATTGACGGTTTCAACGGACTCACCGATAACACGTCCAATTGAATCCAACACCTGGCTTGCGGTTTGCAATTGTCCTTTTTTGATGGCTTGATTAAATAGTTTGGTACGCATGTGCTGAAGCCGCGCCAGCATATTTTCGCGATCAGACTTCCAATCTTCATCAACGAGAAGCTTTACTTCAGCCCAATCGCGCCAAGCTGTTGCATCGCTAACTTGTTCGCGCTCGGCGTGTTCATAAACGAGTGCCCTTGCGGATAACCCCTCAAGTTGCCGACGATATAAACGCCGCACACGATCCTCTTTTGCGTTATTGGAGCGGCGTTCGTCTTGAGACATGCTTGATACGACCTTTTCCAAGATCTTAACTGGTAGAAAGGCTTCTAGCCCCTATTGAAGGGGGGCAGGGGTCAAGAATCTGTGTAATGTGGCATTTATGAGTCAAAAAACCGCACCAATAGAGCTTCGCTGGGCTCAAGGCCAAGTATTTTCATGCGAAAAACGCTTCAGAGTCTTAGTAGCAGGCCGTCGTTTCGGCAAATCGTATTTGTCTTGTGTTGAATTGGTGCGTGGAGCGATTAATCGACCTGGGGAGACATTTTTTTATTGTGCCCCGACGTATCGGATGGCAAAAGACATTGCATGGCGAGCATTAAAGAAGCTTGTGCCGAAGGTATGGATTCACAGCAAGAACGAAACTGATTTACGGATCGAGCTAATCAATGGATCCACGATCGAGTTGAAGGGAACAGAGAACGCAATGGCATTGCGGGGTCGCAGTTTGTCTGGGGTGGTATTGGATGAGGCTGCCTTTATGAGTTCGGACGTATGGTTTGAGGTGATTCGACCTGCGTTAGCAGATAAGGAGGGGTGGGCATTATTTATTTCAACGCCCGATGGGACAGCCAGTTGGTTTTATGACTTGTGGTGTTATGTGCCAGAGGACGCGACAGGAGTATGGGAGAGATGGAGTTATACGACGATTGACGGCGGGAATGTTAGTAAGCATGAAGTTGAGGCAGCACGCGCCCAGCTTGATACGAGAACATTCCGCCAAGAATTTGAGGCTAGTTTCGAGAACCTTACGGGTCTTGTCGCAATTAGCTTTAGTGATGAAAATATCTCTACAGACGCCAGGGATATAAGTATCCAGCCATTGCTGCTTGGGGTTGACTTTAACGTTGATCCAATGAGTGGTATTTGTGCGGTCAAAGATGGCGATACTTTGTATGTTTTCGACGAGATTATGCTGACTGGCGGTGCAACAACCTGGGATTTTGCCGAGGAAGTTACACGTAGATATGGTGTGGATCGAAGAATTATTGCGTGTCCAGATCCTACGGGTGGAGCCAGAAAGACCTCTGGTATTGGCGTAACGGACCACACGATTTTGCGTCGAAGCGGTTTTACCGTTCAATCACCCAAAGCGCCATGGAAAATCAGGGACAAGATTACAGCCGTCAATACAGCGTTACTTGATGCTGCTGGGACGCGAAGGACTGTAATTCATCCACGATGTAAGCAGTTAATCAAAGATTTAAGAACGTTGACTTATACGCCAAATACGGGACTACCAAATAAGAATTTAGGAGTGGACCACGCATTTGATGCGTTCGGTTATTTAGTTTTACAACAGTTTAATTTGGCAAAACCGGAGACGATGGGGACTACGTCTTATCGGTTGTATTAGGCGTGTTTTGGCTGTGGCAATGTCACCCTGACTTGGTCGCCCGTACCAGCCCAGGAGATGCACGGGCCAATGTTCACTTCTGGTGCTTGTGCGGTGTACCAGCGAAAATCACAGCTGGTGCAATGCCTACGACGCACAGTTTCATAAGGCCCTTCAACAGTTTTCTTAGTCGTAACGACATGCACGCGAAAAGATCCGCATTTTGGGCACTTCAAAGTTAGTTTTGATTGGCACGAAGGGCTAGAATAGGGCAAAGACGATCCCTGTCATGCCCCAAGGCCCCGGAACTTACGGCACAAAAAAAGGCCGTCCACCCGCCAAGAAGAAAAAGGGCGTAAAGAAGGGCGCTAAAAAAATGCGTTGCACCTGTGGCGACTAGAAACGAGCCCACCAACAAGGCGCTTTATAGCCGTGTCAAAGCGGCTGCCAAGCGTAAATTCGCTGTATATCCCAGCGCCTATGCCAATGCATGGCTGGTGCGGGAGTATAAGAAGCGTGGCGGCACCTACCAAAAAGTGAGTGATGGCGGAACGAAAAAAGCCAAAAAAACCAAGTAAGACCAGCAAGGCCAAGGGTGGGCTTAGCCGTTGGTTTGATGAGAAATGGGTCGATGTAAAGACCGGAAAGCCTTGTGGCCGCTCTAAAGGGGAAGACAGAGCGTATCCAGCGTGCCGACCATCAAAGCGTGTATCCGCCAAGACGCCTAAAACAACAGGCGAGATGTCAGCTGCAGAAAAAGCCCGGTTTAAGCGTGAAAAAACCGGTTCAAAGAAGATAAGCTATCAGCATAAACGCCGTAAATCTGCCAAAAAGAAAAATGGCTGAAAAGAAAAAGCGTAAAAAAGGACCAAACCTTAGTGTGGGCCGGGGTGAAAAACTTCCAGCAAAGAAAGGTGCTGGATTAACGGCAAAAGGTAGGGCTAAATATAATCGAGAAACCGGTTCAAACTTAAAAGCACCTGTTACCGGCAAGCCTAAGACTAAAAAAGAAGCGGCACGCAAGAAATCTTTTTGCGCTCGCAGCAAAAGTTGGACTGGCGAACGGGGCAAAGCTGCTCGAAGAAGATGGGGTTGCAACAACTAATCAATGGTTAAAATAATGACATGACTTACTCCGTCCCAGGGCTCGTTCGGACCCATTTGGTCAGTAGCTCCTATATGGGGAGTGTTGACAGTCCATTTGTCCGAACACGGGCAGTGGTTGACCAGATGAAAGGCTGGGAAATCATGAAAGCTGTGGTCTCCGGCACTGAGTATTTACGTGATAACAGCGAAGCATTCTTGCCAATAGAACCACGTGAAGATTATTCCGCGTACTTAGCACGTGTAAATCGTGCTGTTTTTACGCCTTATACCCAACGTTTGATTCGAGCAGCAGCAGGCTTGATTCTGCGTAAGCCAATCAATATTGTTGGCGATCCATATTGGACAGAAGTTTTCAACAAAGACGTTGATGGCTGCGGTTCAGATCTGGATGAGTATGCACGTCGATTGGTGATCTGTGCGCTGACCTATGGCCATTGCCATACGTTGGTTGACTTTCCCGCTCCAACAGAAGCCCGAAGCCTTGCAGAAGAACGTGCATTAAACCGTCGTCCTTATTGGATTGAGGTTGACCCAACCAAGGTGTATGGCTGGCGTTTGGACCGCGAATCAAATTACGGCAACCTGACGCAAGTGCGTATTGGCGAAAAGGCTGTTGTAGCTGACGGTGAATTTGGAGAAAAGGTCTATGACCAAATCCGTGTCATTGAGCCAGGTCGTTATCGCGTCTATCGGCAAGAAGAGCAAAAGAAAGCGATGCAAGGGAATTTCCCATATCCCTCTTCGTTTGACCAATCAGACGCTACGGCGGAGTTTGAGCTTATTGAATCTGGGCCGTATTCACTTGATCAAGTCCCGCTGGTCACCATATACGCGAACAAGACGGACACGATGACAAGTCGTCCACCGTTACTAGATATTGCTCATCTCAACCTTGCTCATTTCCAACGTCAGGCTGACCTAATTCATAGCCTGCATATCGCATCACAACCGATGCTGGTGCTTGAGGGCTGGGACGATCAGACCAAGGATATGGCGATTAGTGTGAATTATGCGATGGCGACACAGCCGGGGAACAAGGTCTATTACGTGGAGCCTGCCGCTAGTGCTTTTGAAGCGCAATCTGCGGAGATCCAAGAATTACAGCAACAAATGGCGACGTTGGGCATCAGCACGC